CTAATGGTTTATCATTTTCAGTTAATAAAGGTCAAAAAATACCTCCATCTTTAGTGAATATCTTTAAAGAATTAGAAAATGAATATCCAGAAAGAGATTATTCATTTAGAAATGGTGATTTAAATAGATGGTTTATTGAAGAAAAGATATTTTTATTAAATACATCATTGACAGTGTATGAAAGTAAACCTAATGAGTATAGTAATTTATGGAATGATTTTACAAATAATGTGATTAAATATATAGATGATAATAATAGAGAATGTTTATTTTTATTATTAGGTAATTATGCTCAAAAGAAAAGTATGTATATTAAAAATAATAAATATGTAAAAGGAATTCATCCATCACCATTATCAGCTCATAGAGGGTTTTTTGGATCAAATATATTCAAATCAGTTGAAAAAGAATTAAATAAAGAAATTAATTGGCAAATTTGATTGATTTATATATAATTAATTTATTATAATCATAAATTAATTATATATAAATAAACATAAAAAAATATCACAATAAACATAAAAAAATATAATAATTATTATAAAAATATATTTTTTTATGAAATTTGGTTAATTTTTTTATGTTTTAAAAGGGCCTTTTCTGAGGACTTTTTGGCCATTTTTTTGATCTCTCCTCCCAGGAAATTATATATATTTCTTCCTACATGTATTTTTTATATATTTTATAATATTAGTTTATTTATAATCTTATTATTTTATATATTTTTTACTTATCTTTTTAAATGAGAAATAAATATATAAATAAAATAAATAATTATAATAAATATAAGATATTATAATAATCATATACAAAAATAAATAATATTATTTGGTCTAATAACATTATTTATGTCTTTAATTAATAAATATATATTTTTTCTTTAGATTATTATCTTACTAAAAATATTATAAAAAATATTATTATAATAAGTATGAGATATATAATAAGTATAAAATATAATAAGTATAAAATATAATAAGAAAAAAATATATAGAAATAAGTATAAAATATATAAAAAATAATCATATATATTAAATATTGAATAAATAAATAATAATGGTTTTCAAATGTAATTTATGTAATAAAGAATTTAAACAAAATAAATATTATGAATATCATATAAATAGAAAAAATAAATGTATTAATGAAGTTAAAATAGATGGTAAAATTGTTCATAAATGTGATAAATGTAATAAGATATATACAAATAAAACAAACTATAATTATCATATTTTAAGATGTAATATGAATATTAATAATAATGATATATTAAAAGAAAAATTAGATTATCAAAATAATAATATAGAAATAAATAGTAATAATGAAGAATTAAATGAAATAATAAATGATGATAATAATATTAATGATGTATTAGATGAAAAAATAAATAAATTATATAATGATATAAAAGTACATAATAATAATGATAATAATGATAATAATGATAATAATATAATAGATAATAATATATTGAATATTAATACTAATAATGATGTTAATGATGATAATGATGATAATATATTAAATGTTGAAATAGATAAATTATATAAAGATATAGATAAAAATGTTGAATATAATAGTATTATAAATATTATCAAAGAAATGAAAAATAGAATGAGAGAAAATGATTATAAAGTTAAAAAATTAGAAGAAAAAGTTAAATTACAAGAAAATATTATTAGTGATCTTAAAAATTCTAATAATATAACTAATAATAATACAACTAATATAACTAATAATATAACTAATATTGATAAAAATATAGTTATACAAATTACTAATTATGGAGATGAAAGTTATGAGAATTTTAATGATGATGATTATAGACAAATATTAGATGCAGGTTTTAATTGTGTATTAGAATCATTTCGTTTAACACATTTAAATGTAAAGATACCTGAGCAACAAAACTTTAAAATAACAAATTTAAAATCACAATATTGTAGTATATATATAAATGGTAATTGGCAGACTGTATTATTAGCTGAAAAAATAAAAGAAATATTATATACTCAAATAAGACATATAAAAGATATGTTTACTAAAAAATCTGATTTAATAAGTAATTATAGTAAGAAAAAAATATTATCATTTTTAGAAGATTTTAATAAACTACATAAATATAGAATAAATGAAGATAGTTTTGGAAGTGCATATAATAACAAAATGAAAACAGATATAATAAAAAGTATATTACATATGGAATCAAGATTAATAAAAGATCTAACATTAATGACATATAATTATTTTAAATATGGTTCAAGTTATGAATATTGATATATTATATAAAATATGTTTATCTTATATAATATATAAGAAATTTTTGGATCAAGAAAGAAAATATGAATTTAGAATAAATTCATATTTTCTTGGCTTGATGCGTCGAGAAAAATAACCTAAAGGTTATTTTTTCTCCGGATCAAATATATTTAAATCAGTTGAAAAAGAATTAAATAAAGAAATAAACTGGCAAAATTGATTGATTATTTTAATTTATTTATATAATCATAAATAAATTAAACTGATAATAATTAGTTTTTATCTTACTCACTGTGCTTTAAAAATAACATAAAGCTATTTTTAAGATGGTTCGTAAGATAAAAAAATTGAGCTGGAAAGAAAATCAAAGATTTTCTTCCTAGCGCCTTACTTTTAAAAAATTGAATATATTATTTTATAATAGAACCATTATATACTATATAAAAACTTTTTTATTAAATATTTATTATAATGTCTTTAATTTACAAAACTCTATAATAACTTTATTAAAATAACCTCTTTATACCTATTATAGGTCTCTTTATATATGATATTATTAGTAATATCATGTAGTAATATCTTTTAATATAAGTCACTGAAGATATCTCTTATATTATGATTTATTTGATAATATCTACATTATCTGAATTAATTAGTAGTTTTATAATTGATAAATATTATCTCTGTATTGCTTATAAAATTGGGATCATTTTTGAAAAAAATAATTTTAAAAGATATGAATAAATTGAATTTGAGACTAAATAAAATAAAACATCATAATCATTTAATGATAAAAATAATGAAGCTAAATAATCTATTTATATGATGTGTATTTGGGGATTTCCAACTATCTCTTATACAATTAGTAATATAATTTCAGTAATATACACATTTTATATTAAAAATTTATTAGTTGAATTTGTAATTATGAGTATCATTAGTGGAATATTTTATAGATTTGTTATAAAAAAAATGTCCAATAAATTCTCAAAATATTAGTAAAAAATCATTAAATTAAATTAATCATTAAAAGAGAAATTTTAGTTATATTTAACACCATTCTAATATAGTGAAATAACTTGTGATACCATGAATAAGATTTTAGAATAAAAAAATAATAATAATTTATCATTTGATATTGAATGGTTAAAATTATCTTCTACTAATAAGTTTAGTTATAAATTATTTGGAACTATTTTTTGTTATTTATAGAAAAATAGTTTAAAAGATTTCTAATTGATGAACTCAACTATTCAATAATTATAGAATGCAATATCATCTACTAATAATTTCTTTGCTTAATATTAAAGATATTAAACTCAATTTAATAGTTTAGAAGAATTCTTTAAAAATGTTAAATATAAATAATAAGATATTGTTAAATAATATTAAACTGATAATTTAATTATTAATGATGTTAATATCTAGAGAAATAATATTAGTATTAGATCAAATCTTAAAATTAATTTTAATAAAGGTATTAAGATATTGATAATTGGTTAAACTGGATGTGGTAAAACTACTTTTTTAAATGCTTTATTAGGAAAGATTTAAGGTGTTAGTTTAAATATTGGATCTCCATAATAATTATATCATAATATTGCTGATATGTATTAAAATATTAGAGAAAAAATGCCATCTTCCAAAGTTACTATTAGAGACTATTTTAAAGAAGAAACTGATGATAATTTAATCAAAAAATGTTTGTCTTATGTTTTCACTTAAGATGAAATTAATAAAATATTATCAAATTTATCAAGTGATTAAACTAATGACACTATTAATGAATCTTCTAACTTAATTGAACAATAAGATAATAATTTTGATAAAAATATATGTGAAAAATTATCAGGTGGTTAAAAATCTAGATTATGTTTGGCTACTCGTCTTTATGAACTATTAAAAAATAATAAAGAAATATTAGTATTAGATGAACCTGAATAAGGATCAGATGGAAAAACAGCAATTTAAGTTATTAATAATATTTCTAAAAGTTTTAATGATAAAACTATTATTATGATATCTCATCTTTGTTAATGTTAATTGGATTAATTAAAAATATAATGGGATTATATTTTATAAATTGAAGATGGTATTATTTCTAATATTATTTGAAAGAAATATTATATAAACATCTGATAATTAATTATCTATCTTTTATCAAATTATTTTATTAAGTAATAATATAAAAATGAAATTTTATTTAAATAATATTGTTTTATCTGGTGGTAACAAAAATAAATCTTTTAATATTGTTGATTTTATTAAAAAATCTAATTTAGATGATATTAAAGATAATCTATTTAATAATGTAAAAAATGATAAATATTGTAATAAAATATTAGGTAAAGGATTATTAGGTGAAGTTAATTATCCTAATATTAGTAAATATATGAAAGTTAAAACTTCATCTAATACAAAAATAAAAGTACCTATTGTTGTTAAAAAATCTAATAATAATGGTGAAATTCATTTTGATATTATTGATAATATTTTATATATTTATGGTTATCTTAGTATCTTCTTAGAAATACTTATTTTATCTTATATTAAACAATTATGGTTAAATAAAAAATCAGTTCATCTACCATTATTAGTTGGTTATAGTTTCTGTGAAAATACTATTATCATCACTGAAAAACATGGTTTAAAAAATAATTTTATAAAAGAATTAGATCATATATATCATTCAACAAAATTATTTCATCCAAATAGAGATAAAATAAGTAAATTTAATGAAAATATATCTACTATATATCAATTATTAGAGTATATATATTTGTTTTATGATAAAGATAAAATGTCTATTAAACTACCTAATGATATAGAATGTAATATTATTGAATTATTAGATTATTTATCTATTAGTTATATAACGACAATTAAGATGTTATATGATAATAATATATATACTCAAGATATGCATTCTAAAAATATATTTATACATTGGTTAAATAAAAAATCATATTTAGATGATCAATATGTTGGTGATATAGAGAGTTTATATTACAAACATAATAAAAAATATATTAAAATAAATACATTTGGTTTGATATTAAAAATAGGAGATGTAGGTAGTTTTATAATTAAACCTAGAGATGATATTCTAATTTTAGGTCAGGCTGCAGATATTAAAAAACATAAATATTTATTAAAAGAATGTTTTATAAATGGTCGTCATATTATTGATATTATGGATATTTATTTTTTAAAATTACCTAATAATATATTTTCTCAAACTATTATTGGTCAAATATTTCATAATAAATATCCTTATAATGAAATAGCTTGGCCATTTAAATATCAACATTTACATGATTTATTATCTTATGATAAAATATTAGATGAATTTAATAAATATTTTGTTGATAAAGTAGATAATGAAAATTCTTTAATTTTTTAGTTTATCTACAATTATTTTTATTATTAGGTAGTTATGCTCAAAAGAAAAGTATGTATATAAAAAATAATAAATATATAAAAGGTATACATCCATCATCATTATCAGCTCATAGAGGATTTTTTGGATCAAATATATTTAAATCAGTTGAGAAAGAATTGAATAAAGAAATAAACTGGCAGAATTGATTTTAATTTATTATTGATATATAATATAACTTTTTTTATAACAATATGTAGTATGAAATAATCTTTATATATAAATTATATAAAGATTAACATCATATATTATAAATAATAAAAATGGATAAGTTAATTTAATACACAATTAATTAAAAATAATATTATCTAGCAGATGAAGTTAGATAATAAACAGAATCATATTTCTATGGTATAAGGACTACACGTAATACAGCTAAAGATAAAAATTTATCAGATAATGATTATATTATAGCTTTTGAAAATAAATATAAATAATGGTAATTATATAAGAAAGATGATTAAAAAATCTTA